AATAAAGTACATAATAAGATAATTCAATTCGCTGTAGAGGAAATTACCTTTACACAATTCTATTCATTCCTTATGGATAGTACTGCATCAAATCCTATATTTGTTAAATCAACTAAGCTTGAAGGAGGAAATTTTGAGAAGGATGTAAATTGGGGACCTCCGCCATATCCAAATGGTAAGGCCCTTTACGATTATGAGGCATTAGGATATATGGTAGTACAATCACAAGACGATGGTGGTGATTGGAGAACAGTAGTTTTACGAAATGTTGAAGAATGCCGTTGGCAAGGTAAGAGATATAGAGTTAGGTAATATTAGTTTTAATCCATTCCGATACTACATTATAATTTATTCCTAATCTACGAGATATACCATTAACTCCATTACGTTTGGAGTAATGTACATAATTCTTTCTTATATAAGCCGCATCCCTTTCAGTAACAATTACTCTTTCTTTAAATTCAGGTTTACTTCCATATACTTCATAATATTCTTTGAATGTAGTAAAGTGTGATGCAACTTTATTGACGTGTTTAGTTACCGTCCCTCTTTCAATACCTGTTTGTTCTGATATATCATTAAGAAAATTTCTACGATTAAACGTTTCTAAAAGACCATCTGTTTTTACTTTTTCCATAAACACACTACCAAATAATTTATGTTTCTTTGTTGGAAATATTTCATCAAAATTATCATCAACGTATTCCATAAATTTATCAAACAATTCAGCCGCTAATTCCATTTGTTCAACTCTATCAGTAGGTACATCTTCTATATCAAAGTTATCAGATAAACTTATTAGTGAATGTTTTTTTCTTTTACTGTAAGCTATCATATTTTGTTGTATGTAATAGTTACGGGCAGTAACTGTTAGGTAACTAAATGCTTTACCTTTACCTCTTTTAACCATATACATTTTCTGTAATAGAAATGCAATACAATCTAATTCTAATTCTTCTGGTGTTAATGGAACATAGACCGGTTTAATCTTATTACGCCACACCTCTGCTAGCTTTCCAAGTGCTGGGTAGATTATTCTAAATAGTTTTGTTCTTTCGGTTTCATCTGTAGATACATTATAAGTGTGTATCGCTTCTTCAACGTCAGAATTAAAATATTGGTTATTCGGGTTTTTGGGTCTAGGCATTTATAACTTTCTTTATTATATAACAACAAATCTTATTTGGATTGTTAAAGACAAAGATACGAAATTTATTTTATAAAACCAAATAATATGCCAATACCTACACCAAAGAAAGGACAAACCGAACAAGAATACGTTAGTGAATGTATTTCACAATTGGTAGATGAATATGGACAAGAGCAAGGTTCAGCAATTTGCTACAACACATATCGCAAATCAAAAGATATGAGTGCTCAATCTAAAATTGCATCTAAATTAAGACAAGATTCTTATAAAGGAATTGATTTAATTAAATTAGCAGAAGGTGATGGTTTAGAAGGCGCGTGCTGGGATGGCTACGAGGCTATCGGTACAAAGATTCTAGACGGAAGGGAAGTGCCGAATTGTGTTCCAATAAAAGAATAATAATATATTTATAAGAGTAGGCTCTCCTATATTCTATCTAATTGCCATTATATTTCTATTTTGAGTTAGCCTACTAAAGCCCGATTAAGTTCGGGCTTTCTTTTGCCCTTACCAGACCTAATAGGAACGGTTGCTTGGGGTTATCTCCTACATAATGAGGTAAGTGTATGGACATAAAAAAAGAGGTGTTAAACACCCCTCTTTTTCGTTGTAACAATTTACTCAAATATATAAGGTGGACACAAACCTTAACTATGAAATACAAATGTACGAAGAATAATCCATATTACCAAATTTATTTATTAAAATTGCATTGGTTTTAAGGCTGTGGATAACTTTTTTTTAGTTTTTTTTAAAAAAAGTACATATTTTTTATCGTTTTCTGTTTTTGTGTTATATTTATATATACAAAACTTAAAAACATATATTATGGCAAACACACAAATGACAAGAAAAGAAGCAGCAATCATTCTGAAAAAGTATGAAAAGAATGGTATGATTGGGATGAATGTAAAGCAAGAATACTTCCAAGCTAAACAAAGATGGAATGAAATAGTAAAAGAACAGAAGGGTAAATAACCCTTCTTTCTTTGGTAATATGAAATAATATTCGTATATTAGTAATATAATTAAAACTCAAAATAGAAAAAATATGGCAAAAAGACTAAGTGACTCAACAAAGTGGGCTGATGAATGGTTCACAGAATTACCAATGGATATGAAATTGGTTTGGTTATACATTTTAGATATGTGTGACCACGCAGGTGTTTATAAAGTAAACCTGAAGTTATTAAGATTTCAAACTGGTACAGATAGACCTGAACATGAAATCGTAGAATATCTAAAAGATAGAATTTACATTGCTGAAAACAAATGGTTCATACCTAAGTTTATTGGATTTCAGTATAAGAACTTTTTTACTTCAAATACTCCAGCAATTAAATCTGCAAAAGAATTATTACTATCACATGGTATTATTAAACCAACTGATAAAGCATTACCTAACCCTTCAGTAACCCTTACACAACCCTTACCTAATCCTTCTATAACCCTTATAGAACCCTTACCTAACCCTTCCATAAGGGCTAAGGATATGGATATGGATATGGTTATTGATAAAGATATTGATAAAGATATTGATATTGATAAAGAACAGGATGAATACAAGTACGAGAATGAATACAAGAGTAAAGGTAATACTAAAGGAATAGCTATGAAAATAATTGATGTTCTTATGGATGCTGATTCAGATGATTTAATTTATAAAGGAGCAGTAGAAGATTGGAAAGAGTTGGGCGGTATTAATGGCATATCAGAAATAATGGAATGGGATGAAATTCAGAAATCAAAATGGAATGAAAAACTAAATAACATATATCACATAAAAACAATGTAAAATGAAATACTCAATGATACAAATACAACCAGAAACTCATCAATTACTTAAAGAATATTGTGCTGAGCATGGATATAAAATAAGCGCAATAGTTGATAAGATAATAAAAAAACATATTCAACCAGAACCTACCATTGTAGAAGTAAAGCAGAATAATAAAACTAAAACAAAAAAATGAAAACACAAGAAGAATTAAAACAGCAGATAGTAAAAGAAATGGAAGAATTAGAATATAAACTAATTCCGCCATTGAACTTTGAAGTAGTAGATATTACACAAATGGACTATGAAAGACGTAGAGCATACTACCAAACCATTTCTAAGAAAGCATTAGAAATAGAATTTGAGAAAGCATTAGAAGAATTTTTAAAAGATAAAATATAATAATATGGAAAATGAAGAATTTAAATTAAAAGAAGATATCAAAAGAATAGATGGATATGCTGATTACTATATCACTAAATCAGGTATAGTTTATAGTTGTAAAAACGCATGGAGAGCAATGGTGAGTGGTGGTTTATACCGTCTTTCACCAAAAGAACATAATAGAGGATATTGGGAAGTTGGAATATTTTCAAATGCACCAAGAGGTATAAAGAAGCATCGTAAATGGTTTAGAGTACATCAGTTAGTAGCAAACGCATTTATTCCAAAGCCAGCACCAACGTTTGATTTAGATGGTAAAGAAGTACCTTTAGAAGTAAATCATAAGAATGGTGATAGAAAAGATAACCGAGTAGATAATTTAGAATGGTCTACTAGAAAGGAAAACATTACACACGCGTTTGTAGTATTGGGCAGAGAAAATGTAACTCGTCCTATTTATTATGACGGAGTACATTATAAATCAATCAAAGAGTGTGCTAAAACCAATGGGTTTTCACATAACTCATTGTGTATGACGTTATCAAGAGGTAGAACACAATATAAAGGTAAAACAATAAGCTATGCAAAAAAATAAATGTATATTCCCTTTTGGGAGTTGGTTAGAATCCCTTATCAATGTAATAACATTCGGATGGGGAAAGGAACTTGCACATTGGATAGCGTGGACCTTCTTCAAAACGCATGATTGCGGATGTGATAGAAGGAAAGATAAATTAGATAAGTTTTTCGGATGTGAGAACTTCGGACAAATAAAATTATAATATAATGGAAACAATAACAACACAATCAAACAGGTACGCACCTTTTACTTATGAAGAATTTCAAGTAATAAAAGCTGAGATGGAAGCGGTAGGAGTATATCTACCATCAGATGCAACAGCACAAAGAAAGTTATGGGAGAATTGTACGAGAATAAGAGGTAAGGCAGAAAACCAACCTTGTTCGTGTAAATCATCAGGTGGATTATGGGCAAGATGCATTGATGATATAAGAGAATTCATCAAAGCACGTGTTTAAGAATGACGGTAGAAGAAATACAAAAAGAAAACAATAGAAGGTTGGACATCCTATTCAGACATAAAAATGATTGGTTGATGGCATCCGCTTACAATATTACAAAGGATAGAGAAGCCGCCCAGGAATTGGTGGCTGAACTCTATTCTTATATTGCCGAAAGAGGTAATCCTAATATATGGTGGGGAGAAGATGAATATAATATGATGTATCTACACGCGTTCTTAAAGACCCGTTGGATAAACCGAATCAAACAAAGAGATAAGAATGTACAACTACCCGAAAAGTGGGACAAAGTAGATGAAGTATATGATGAAGATTTAGATATCAGAATGCAACAATCGTATGATGAGATAGTAACAGAGATAAACGAACTACAAAGAACAAAGATGTGGAGTTCAGCAAGATTAGCTGAATTGTATTTCTTTACACCTGATATGACATTAGATAAACTGAGTAAAGATATAGGAATCTCCAAGTCCACATCCTTTCTAAACATAAAGAAGATTAAACAACATATAAAGTTGACGAAGAAGAACCCATTCAAATAAATGCAAGAATAGGTTACAACCTAATTTTAAGGGGGCAAGGTCCAACGATAAATACAAAGGTGGATATAGTTGTTATATCTGTATATATTGTTAAATACAACCGATTACAATGGCATTTGAGAAGAACGATAAACGAATCAATAGAGCAGGTAGACCTGTTGGAGCTTTGAATAGAAGTACCGAGCAGATGAAACTAAATCTTGCTAGGGCTACAAACAATACGCTCAATCATCTATCTGAAGATTTAGAGAAGATACGAAAGAAAGATCCTGAAAAAGCAATAGAACTTGCTTTGAAACTTATGGAGTACACACTACCTAAGTTAAGTAGAACTGAAGTGAAAGCTGAAATAGAACAAAGGATTCAGCAGATTTCGGTAAACATCACACAAAAGGAAATACCTAATGAATCTTAATATAGATACAACAATATCATATCAACACATTCAGGATTCTCCAACAAGAGTTACACATCTGATAGGCGGTTCACGCTCGGGTAAAACCTATGCTATACTTCAATGGTGTATCGTACAGGCATTGCAAGGTAAAGAAGATATTACAATTGTGAGAAAGACTTTGCCATCCGCCAAAAGGACGGTGATGAAGGATTTTAAAGAAGTAATGGAAGGTTTGGGATTATGGTTTGAAAACGATTGGAATGCAACCGATAGAGTTTATTCATTCTATACGGGTTCTGAAATACAATTTATTTCAACAGATGACCCACAAAAATTACGCGGAATAAAATCATCTATTTTATGGTGCGAAGAAGCTTCTGAACTTGATTCTGAAAGTTATCTACAATTATCTATAAGATGTACTGGCAAAATCATCCTATCATACAACCCGACCATATCTCCATTCCATTGGTTAAGAGAAATGCAGGATTGTACACGTTACTTTACCACATATAAGAACAATCCATTTTTGGAAAAGAGTGTGATTAAAGCATTGGAGGATTTAAAGAATACAAATGCAAAGGCGTATCAAGTGTACACACTGGGGCAGTACACTACAAATGAGAAAGCAATCTATGAATTTGAAATAGTAGAATGGTTACCGGATAATGCGGAGTTTATTGCATACGGATTGGATTTTGGATTTAGTTCTGACCCGTCCGCATTAGTTAGTGTATGGAAATTAAATGGCAATGAGATATACATTTTAGAACATTGTTATGAAAGAGGAATGGTGACAGCAGATATTATAAAT